CCCATAGTAGCCTTTTAAGGTTATTTGGCAATAAGTTTATCATTTAAACCGTAGTTCCACTAGCATTTTTCCAATTAGCACCATTCCACCAAATTGGTATTCCAAGGGTAGTGTCATAGTACAAATATCCTACTGGTACAGGAGTCTGTAATGTGCTTACAGGTCTATTTCCAGTAACCCCAGAAGGCGGAATAGTGGCTGCTTGGGTGTAATTATCTATTTGGTTAAAATACAGCCGTAAAGCATTTAATACTTGATCTTGATATTGCTGGGTATATTCAACTGGCGCAATAGGTAAGTTAGGAGCTTTAGAGGCCCGTAAAGTAATAACTTTTGCGGGTGTTGGATTACCAAAAGGATTAACAGCCATTATCTACGTCCATCTGGGCGAATGTCGATACGAGGACTACCTAACTGCCAAGCTACGCCAAGGGTATTAGATTCAATCCTAAAGGCTAGTTGACGGCCTCTAAGACGGGTATATACCTGACCATCAAACTGTTGCACGTTATAGACCGATACTTTGCTATAGTCTTGTGCGCTTTGAACAGCAGGATTATCGGCTTGACCATAAGCTGTACCAGAGTTCACCCTTGGGCGAATAGTCATAGTAACTTTGGGCTGGTTAACATTAGAGCCGTTAAAGTTAACGTCAGGCAATATACGCCAAACAAAACCGAAGTTGTGTCCATCACCAATGTCAAAATCAGAAGACTGAACATAAGAATCTATAGGTAAAGGGGTTAATCCTGATACGTCATCTACACCAACTTCATGGTTTAAAAGCTGTCCTACACCGCCAGTAATGGTCATGCTTTCGGAAGCTACAGTTTGATTGTAATTAACTGTATAAGTACCTTCTCCACCAGTTCCCGTAACAAAAGAAGTAACTACTGTACCGCTAGTAATTCCAGATCCAACTAGTGAAGCATTAACAGTAATAGCCCCAGAAGATAAGTTGGAAACGGTAAGCGTAGTTCCTGATATAGATCCTGTAAATGCTGCACTAGGTGTATAAGCAGCAGCAATTGGATATTGTTGAGTACCTGTTCCTAACCAGAAAGAACGGCTTAAATTGCCGTAATACCAAACTTTATCCAAATAGTTATAAATAACGTATTTATCAATTTGTGTACTACCGCTAGAGTTGCTGACGTAATACCACCAGACTTCGTTGTATCCTTCATTCGCACCAGCAAATATTTGATAAGCCTGATCTGTATTAATATCATCAAAAATGTACTGTCTTAATGAACATGGTAAAGTTTCTACCCGTCCTGAGTACATATAGAACTTTTCGTTACCCATCCAATAGGTGACGTTATTTACCGTAATCATGGCATTTGGAGACATGATAGAGATGTTATCCATTAATATTTGAAAACCCCAAACATAAGGTGTTCCAATGTATTGCATGGAATATATGGCTGAATCAGTCCAAACAAGGATCTCTTGACGAGTAGCCCTAGCTCCCATAATGAATGATCCATTAGTTAATGGAAACTCACCTGATTGATTTGTTACCGCAGGAACCCATTGATAAGCATTTTGCTGGTCTGACCAACGGACTAACATTGGGTTAAAAGTGCCACTTGTATAGGAATTAGATCCAAATGCAATAACAAATTCTTGGATGGCAGATGTAATAACTTGGTAAGTAGATGATGGAACGGCTGATCCTGTATAGCTGGCATTATTAGCCAACGTGGTTAAAGATACTGCTCTAGTTCCTACGCCACCAGCATCTTGCCAATAATAAATAGGACCGCCACGAGGAGCAATAACAAGGTCTGAACCAAAGTTATCGTTAGACCATAACCTTAATTGATTAGCTACACCTGTGGTAGCACCTGTACCCCATCCACGAGTGCCATATTGTGGATATGCAATAACAGTAGTACCGCCACCAGAACCTGTGGCAGTTGCTACAAATGAACTAGGAAGTGGAATACTGTAAGTGCTGGCAGTTAAAGTGGTAATAGCAAAGGTATTATTTAGCATAGGTGCAGGAATACCATTAAATGTAGTAGCTCCTGAGAACGCTACATACTGGCCTGTTGCTGTAAATCCATGTGCTGGCTGGGAAACAATAACAGTTCCGCTATTACTTGTAGATGAAAATGGGTTAGTTCCCAACGTAACTGGAATAGTAGGGGACCATGCTCCAGCACCCCAGCCCGTACCAGAAGTTTCTACATCCAAACCAATAGGATATTCATATTGAACTACTACAGCAGATCCGCCACCAGTAGTCGTAGCATTAGCTGTAGATGTAGCGGTAACTGAATATTGAGTAGCAGTATTAATAGATGTAACTGTGTATTCACCATTAAGAGTTACCCCAGCAACTGCTGTAGCACCAGAAATAATAAGGTAATCACCTAAATTTGGGCTATATACGGTATCTGTAATTTTAAATATCGCAGATCCATTGGTAGAAGCTATTGGACTAGCACCTAATGTAACTGTTTGATAAATAGGCGTTATATCGTTAAAAGAACCGCCTTTTTCAATGTAATACTTTTTACTAGTTCCCAATCCAATATAACTAGAACCAACGCCAGAATCGCCATCTAACCATGCCCACATAGAACGGCAAATACCAATAAAAGTATTAGTAGATTGTTTTACCCAACCGCCAATTTTTTCTGGAAATCCAGAACGAAAACGTACTTTATCACCGTCATACCAACCACCCTCGTTTGAGTAGTCAGTACCTTCTCGGTTAAGACCTGGCCTGAATTGCAATTTCTGGAGAGGCACGTTATACTCCTGTTAAGTCATTAACAAGGAGAATATCATGTTTGTATATGTATGGAAACACAACGACACCCCTTTCTATGTTGGCTTGTCTAAAACAGAAAGAAGATCCAATCCTCTTAATGTTGGCGGACGTGGCTGGCTTTGCAAACAAACTCTTGCAAAGATTGGACCAAAAAATGTTGTTGTAGAACTTCATATAGTAGATACCGTAGAAGAAGCACAACTGTTAGAACGTAGTTTAATTGAAAAGTACGGAAGAATACAGCTTGAAACAGGACCTCTTACAAATTTAAGGGCTGGTGGAGATGGCGCAAAAGGAATGAGTGATGCTGGTAAATTAGCCACTAGTAAGCGAATGACCGAAAACAATCCAATGAAAAACCCTGTAACTCGTGCAAAAGCAACTGCTAGAATGAACGATCCAGATGTCAAAGCAAAATTTACTGGTGCTAACAATCCAGCAAAACGTCCAGAAGTACAAACAAAAATACGAGCTAAGTGGGCTGATCCAGTATTTCGAGAAGCCCAACGCCAACGCAAACTTGGTAAGCCAATCCATTCAGCAGAAAGCAAAGAGTCCCGTAGGCAAGCTCTTTTAGATCCAAGCCATCCAATGAGAAACTCACACGTCAAATTGAATACTGATCCAGATATTAAAGCCAAACGAGTCGCTGCGTTGCGAACACCAGAAGTCCAAGCAAAAATATCTGCTTCTTTGAAATTGTCATGGGATAAACGTAAAGGACTCATATAATAATTTACCCTAATACAGACAAAGCTTTCGCAATTTTCGCTTTGCGATCATCTAATCCAATTAGACCACCATTAATACGCTTAGTCATTGTCTCGTAATCACCAGTATCTGCCAAGTCATTTAAACCTTTTTTGTTCCAAAACCAGCCCGCACTTAAACACGCATATTCAGCAGTACCAAGCAAATCAGGATTACTAAGAAGATCCACACCAATACCAGATCCGCAGTTTGCATAGTTTTCCTTCCCAGTTAGCTGGATAAGACCTCTTCCCAAATACTTTGCAGCTTCTTCTTCGCTGGTGTTACCTAATCTGCCGTTATAGACTTTGCCAGCAATTTTGGCTGGTTGCCTTGCATATTGGTTAGCTATTTCTGCGGTAGGAAAACGGCTAGGCCAAGTCTTCATCAATCCTTCTGCGCTGTAATTAAGGTTTTCTTGTAAGATCTTAAAGTTTCCAGATTCATGAGCGCATTGCCCAATAAAACAAGCCTGGCGTTGAGTGGTATTAATACCATATTTGGCAAAAGTATCCATTAATGGTTGATACCATTTATCTTCAATACCTAGCGCGGTTAGTTGCTCATTTGTCATCATCTGATCCTATTTTGATCCCTGTAATTAGACCAATAAACCCGCCAACAATGGTTTGAAAAGCTGGTCCAATAATCTGAAATACTTTGTCTGTATCAAAATTAGGGTCAATTACCGCATACCCAAACATTAAAAGCATAGCTACAACAATAGCTACCAATGACCAAGCAGCAATAATCATTATGTGATCTTTGGAATTCATTGCTTACTCTTCATGTCAATAATTTTTTCTAAGGTCCTTCCACCGAAATAGAAAGACATAATTAACATACCCCATTGACCTAACAATTCAACATAAGTTTTGTTTGTATCAATATCAAAAGCAGACATCATTGCAAAAGTAAAATAGCCTACTAAAATAGCAATTAACGTCATGGGACGTATATTTTTAGCCAGCCAACTATCAGATGACATATCCGCTTGAGCACGTTTTGTTACTTCTTGGCTATCTGCCGTGTCTGCTGCTAAGTCTGCTAGGTGTCCTTGTTGTTGTAATTCTACTAGCTTGGCTTGTGCTTCTGCTTTTGCAACTGGATCTGGAATAACTTTATCCAGGATTTTCATTCCTACGCCAATAATATCGTCTATACCAAACATATTAGTAATTTCCCATAATTAAAATTCCCGCAATAAGCCAAATAAGTAATGATATAAAAATCCATATTAATCTTTCATCATTCATTGTTTATAACCCCAAGTCAAATACCAAGCAAAAACTGCTGCAACTGCAAAACAATAAAATTGCACTCTGCGTACTTCTTTTAAATCGTGTTGAAAAGCTTCATTCGCTTTTCGTTCCATGTTCTCAATGTCTAACTTAATCTTTAATAATGCTTCCCATTCTTTTGCACCATACTTCTTTACAAAATCGATCTTTAGCTTTGCTTCTTGGTCACTAATTTGTTTCTTCTTGTTCCAATCTTCCAACGCTTTAATTAATGCTGTCTGTTTCTTATGCTCTGCTTCCCGTAATGCTCTTCGTCTTTCATTTGCCTTTTGCTGCGCTACATCTATACCGTCTTGCTGAATACCCTCAATACTTTTAGATAGCCCTTTACTAGCCTCTCGACTTGCATCCAGGCTTCCGCTAAGAGTTTTTACTCCTTCGGTTATTCCAAACGGATCTGCCATGATTCACTTTTATTCGACCTCGTTAAGTAAAAATTATTTTTTTATTGAGTTATTTGGAATCATATTTGGATCCAATTTAATGTATTTTCATCCCAAGAATAAACTTTTATTGGAACAGAATTAAAATCAGTAATAGGCATTGGAATTGGTGCTTCCCATAACCAAGTAGAATTATTTAAAGTCCATGATGGATAAGGTTGTTGTCCATAAAAAACATCATTTTTTGAATCATATATATACCCAATTCCTGCATAATTTGCTCTTAATGCTATTCCGCCATCAGGATTATTAGAATTAGGTGCATAGTGAACACCACCTTTAGTATTGTAAGAAGTTTGAATCCATTGTGAAGGATTTTCTAAAGTATCAATAAATTCTTGTTCTGCAACAATAACTTGTTGAACAATTCCATCAATAACTTGTGCAAAATGGCTCATGCTGTATACGATCCTGAAGAAGTAAAGGTCATAATTGTGTTGCTACCAGAAGTTGTAACAGTTGGTGATCCAGTAACTGTTCCTGTATAGAAAGAAGTTGGAACAGAAATAATTACTACTCCTGAACCACCACCTCCGCTATAACCGCCTTGGTCAGCAGCACCACCGCCACCACCGCCTGTATAAGCAGTTCCGCTAGTTGCGCTATTTCCACCAGCAGCACCTGCTCCACCACCACCTGAGCCACCAGCGCCACCTGATCCACCGCCATAACATCCACCACCACCGCCACCAGCATAAGTAACTGATGATCCAGTAATTGAAGAAGCAGAACCAGCGCCACCAGCTCCAGCTTGTGATGTGCTTGGTGCATTTTGTCCTACTGCTCCTGCGCCACCACCACCGCCTGTTCCGTAAGGATTGCCTGGTTTGTTTGAGCCACCAGCATTACCTTGACCTGAAGTTCCTGAACCGCCTGACCAAGTTGTTGAACCGCTTGAACCGCCACCTGAGCCTGAACCGCCACTTACACCAGCTTTATTTTGAACGCCACGACCACCACCAATTGCTGTTGTAGCTCCAGTAAATGATGAGTTTGTTCCGCTTACACCATCTTGTTGTGCAGTTCCAACTGAACCACCACCGCCACCTACAGTTGCCGTATAAACCGATCCTGGCGTTAATGTTTGACTTCCAGTAACCATACCTCCAGCACCACCGCCTGAACCAACTCCAACTGCTCCTGATCCACCGCCAGCAATAACTAAATAAGAAGCTGTATAACTTAATGATTTTCCATAAAAATTGGTTGGCATAATCAAAACAGATGAATCAGAAGTTCCTGTCAAACTTCTTACGTTAGTATCATTAAACGATACTTGTGATGTTGCTGATTGACCAATAGCCAAGTTTACAGACTGTCCAGTAGTTGAACCTCCTAAACTAATTGGTCCAGAAGCATTTAATGTCATATATTAAGTCACTAAATAGTTAGTCAAAAAATACAACGGTTGTTAGTGCTGGACTAAAATAAACTGCATCACCGCCAGTATAAGTCAATCTAGTTGTATTAATTTGGCATGATGATGCAGTTGGTGCAACACCGTTTGTTCCATCCCAGTTAAAACTAACAAGACATCCACCCGAATTAGGATAAGTAGGCCCATAAGCACAAGCTTGTGACATTACATAATTACCGTCTGATAAAGCGTTTGTAAAGTTAATAGTCCATTGACCTGTTCCACGAACAGTTATTGATGAAACATTGTATGCTTTTAAGATTGTTCCGCTTGCGTTGAAAGAAACCCAAGCTTTTGCAGTCCCAGAAGCCAAAGCACTTCCAACTGTGGCATTACTTGCATTTGTAGCGTTTGTGGCAGTAGTTGCTGTTGTAGCATTAGTAGAATTTCCAACAGTTAAACCAGAAGCAGTTCCTGTAACCCCATTAATAGTTCCACCTGTAATTGCTACATTATTGGCATTTTGGGTTGCCATCGTTCCAAGACCACTAGTAGCAGTAGTAACAAAAGCTGTAGTAGCAATATTGGTAGAGTTATCTCCAGCAGATTGTGTAGGAGCTGTAAAAGTGCCAGTAATTGCACCAGAACCTATAGTTACTGTTCCAGAGGTTGCAGTTAAACTACCACCTACAGATAAGTTACCTGTATCTGTAACACCTGTAGCAGTTAATGTTCCGTTAACAGTAAAATTGCCAGCAGATCCAGTTTGAGCAGAATAAAAGTTTGCTCCGTCTGTATAAACAGTAGCAGTTACACCGCTTGGAATAGTAACAGCTGTTCCTGTTGGTGCTCCAATTGTAATTGCATATCCACCAGTAGTGCCGTTATAAATTGTATAAAGTTTATTTTGGCTTTGTGGAGCAACAATTTTACGAATAGCTGAGTTTGTACCAGTTACAGATAAAACGGCATTACGGGCTTCATCTGATGTGCCGTTATAGTTTGAAAGCGTATAGTCAGAATTACTCATAGTAATTGCTTGAACGCCAGTAATAGCCTGTTCAAGCAATGTACCTAAGTTATTGTTAGTTGTAGTACCCCAAGTACCAGATTGATCTCCGTTACCAATAAGTTCTAATTTCAGACTAGTTGAATAAGTTGATGACATATTTTTCCTTATTGACTATTATCAATAGTTACCCATGTAATTGATTGGCTATCGTCAATAATAAACCAACCTCTTGGAAATGGTGACTCATTAACAGTAAATGATTCATTAATAATTGAACTAAAAGAAGCTATTACAGTTTCTTTATCTACTGGGTTTAAATTTTCTGTAACGGATCCAACAAATGCAGTAATTACAGATCTTGTATCGGCAGCTGTTAAAGATTCACTAATTACAGCAAATAATATTTTTAACTGTGTAATGACATCTGCCATTGTCATAGCTTCTGAAATAGAAGTTACAAAAATACCATTACCTAATGAATTTTCAAATACCGTTAAAGTTTCTAAAATTGTTGCATTAAATGCTTGACCAGCAGAAGAAAAATCTATTGGGTTTAAATTTTCTGTAATTGCTACAGAGTAACCACCAATAATTGAATCGGCTAATGTTATTGCTTCTGTGATAGCGGTAATAAATGTAGCAACTACAACTTCACTATCTGTTTCAGTAATAATAGTTTCGGAAACAGAAGCAGCAAATACATTTCCAAATGCTGCATATGAAGATTGAGAATATGGCCCAATTCCGTACATTATTTTGCCTCTAAAGCTTCAACACGCTTTAGTAGCTGACCTAATGCAGCAAAAGCTAAAGTGCCAAGTTTTTCGTAATCTACTGCTAAAGTACCATCTTCACGGGTTCTTACTGCCCTAGGGAATACTTCTTGAACATCTTGAGCTATTACACCAAAGTCAGACTTTTGAACAAAGTAACCATCTTCACCACCATGAGATTCTAAATAAGCATCTGTCCAATCAAAAGTTTTAGAACCAATAGCATTAACAATTTCAAGCGCATTTGGAATATCTTGAATATTTTCTTTAAAAGTACGGTCTGAAGAATAGTAAGCTGTTACGTTATTAGTAGCTCTAATTTCACCAGATGTACCTGATGCTGCAGTTCCTACTCCTAAAGAAGATATTTGAGTAGATCCCAAAGATCCAACAGAAGTAAGACTTGATGCAGTAACTCCAGAAGCTAAAGTAGATCCAGCTAATGAACCAGCATTGTATCCACCACAGTTTGTCAAAGTTCCAGAAGTAGGCGTTCCTAATATAGGCGTTACAAAAGTTGGACTTGAACCAAATGATGTAAGGCTTGATGCAGTTACACCAGAAGCAAGAGTGGATCCCGCTAATGAATTTGCAGAATAACCACCGCAATTTGTTAATGTACCAGACGTAGGTGTACCAAGAACAGGGGTTACAAATGTAGGGCTATTACCAAATGATGTCAAACTGGATGTAATAACGGTTGATGCCAAAGTAACACCAGAAAGCGAATTACTGTTATATCCGCTGCAATTGGTCAAAGTTCCAGATGATGGAGTTCCTAGTACAGGTGTTACAAATGTAGGACTACTTAAAGTCATACCAGCAAATGTAGCTACTGTAGTACCAAGAGTAACTGCGGTAGATCCTAAAGTAACTGTTGGTAAATAAGTACTTGAAATTACTGAACCAGCCCAAGTAGCATTGGTAATAGATTGTCCGCCCATACTTAAAGCAGCAGTTCCCCAAGTTACTTGTCCAAGTGGACCAGCTCCAGGTACAAACATATATCCTGACCAGCTACCTGCAGTTGAACTGTTATTTTCTAAAAATATAAAAGCAGCCATACCAGGTACAGCAACACCCAAAGCTCCAGCAGCTCCATCTTGTAATGTCACATTGCCAGTTGAATCATTATCAATAATAAATCCTTGACCTAACGCCATTGTGGTTGCGCTTGGAAGTACAACAGTTTGGATTGATGTACCTGTAAATCTTTGATAATAAGCACTTGTTACAGTTAAAGTGGTTGTACCAGCAGAAGTTGCTGTTGATGCCCATCCAGGAATAAAACTATTAGCAGTTACGTTATTGTTAACATCTTTATAAATAGATTTTGATGCTGTGTAATCTATCCAAACTGTAACTGTTCCTGAGAAAGTAACTGCAGAACCAGAATTACTAGATTGTAAAACTGTAGTGCGAGTTAAAACTGTTCCAGAACTTGCATAAGTTCCAAGACCAGTTTCCCAGTTAGTACCATCCGTTGCAGAATAGTAGGTAGTGTTTCCATCGCCTACTACGGCAAAAGATTGATAGCCAGCAACTGAACCACTTAATGAAAAGCTTACAGTTGTGTTGGCTGTACCAGTTTGTAATACTCGGTCATAAACGACTAAAGCCATAATTGGCTCCTAAATTAAGACGTTGCTGTAGTGGTATAAGTTACTGCTAAAGAGTCACCATTGGCAACAATTTTGCTACCGCCAGTAAAGCTTCCTGCGCTGTACAAAATACCAGTTGTTGTATCTTTGGTAGCAGAAGCAGATGCACCAGAGTTAATAAAGCAACCAAAAACAGTACCAGCACTTGTCATTGAGAATGTCAATGCAGTTGCAGTTTTAGTAGTAATGTTTGTTGGAGTTGTGCCACCACTAGTTGCTGCTGACCATGATGGAGATTGGCGATTTCCTGTATATGTAGGGTTATTAGATCCACCAACTTCAATCCAGCCAGTATGAGAAGAAATAGTATCTGAAGCCACATAAACAACGGTAGAAGATGCGCTACCTACTAATCCAAGATAGTTAGCACCAGCAGATGTACCACCACCAGTACCAGTAGCACCAAAATAGTAATCAAATAAAGCTTGTTTACCAACAGCATTTACTAAATTAGGAGCAATATCTTCCCACTTTAGATTGCCATCTTTATCATAGCATTTAACATAATAATGGCCTTGAATACCTAAAGTTTCTTGACCATCGCTGGCACGGGTAACTGTAGCAACGCTGCTGTCACCAAAGTTTGATAATTCTTTACTCATATAAACTCCTTAACTAATAGTAAGAACAGCGGTTGTTGAAGTTGCTGTTGGGAAAGTAACGGTAAAACTTGAAGAACAAGTAATATCATTACCAAAATTTAAAACAAAAATAGAAGCATTAGTTGTACTATTGTAAATTAATGCGCCCCTGGCAGTAAAGCTAACTCCTGTCCAAACTGCATTATTAAACGATATCCAACCAATGTTATTAAGAGTATCGCCAGTTGGTGGATTAGAAATTGTTAAAGCTAATCCTCCTGCTGTATAACCTGACGATACAACTTCATTGCTGCTAGTGTAGGCTGTGGTTGTATTATTTAACGTAGCCAAACCTGTATATAGAGCAATCTTGTATGTGTATGGTGAGGTCAAAGTAAAGTTTTCTAACCCACTTAATAAGTTGGTTTTAAAGGTTGTTGTTTGACCTTGGACGATAGTCATTATGAACGCCTTCCGCTAACGTCTAATTTAGTTTGACCATCACGATAAGCATCACCACGCTCAAGACCATCACCAAGACGTTTGGCAAGATCAAGTGCTTCGGCATATTTATCTTCATAGTACTTAACTAAGTCCTGCTCACCTTTCATGAAAAGCATAGCTTCACGCATAGAACCATATAAAAGTATTGGATCAAAGTTATCACCCAGCCAGCTTGTGCCAGTTGTATTATTAACTGTGGCAACAGTAATTGAAAATCCAGATCCCGTGCCACCAACATTTGAATTAGATACGGATAAAGTATCTCCAACTACATAAAATTGACCACCACTATTGATAGTAACGCCTGTAATTGATTGTCCAGAAATAGTAAATGTAGCAGTTGCACCAGATCCTGATCCACCAGTTAATGGTACATTTTCGTATGTACCATTGGTATATAAAGATCCTGCTGTATAGGAAACATTAAGAGTGCTAATAATACCTTGCACAATTGATGCTGGATAAAAGAAATAATGTAATTCTGTTGTATAGCTTGCATCTGGAGTGGGACCAAGAATACAAGTCAATTCATTTGGCAAACTATATTGCGGACCAAAAATTGCATAATATTTAGGAAATCCGTTATAAGCTGTTCCAGCATTTGGATAAGCTTCACGAATAAAGTTTACATCTTTGTTAAGCAAATAAGTGTAATTGCCAGATGAATCAATAACTGCTATTGAATATGTTGACAGCCAATCAAGCGGTAAAGATAAATATTTGTTGCCAGAAGTAAGTGTTCCCGTTACGTTTTTACGCAAAGATGGAAAGTTGATCGTATTGTAAATACGCTCTTCCGCTTGCTGTACAAACGTAGGAATGTTAGCAACGAATAAGGCTTCCGTATTTTCGGAATAATCTTGTATCGCTTGATATAACTGGACGTAATTCATTAGGACATTGGTCCTCTAGACTTAATACCTTTGATAGCAGCTCCGTGACCACGCATTACAATGCCTTCAGTCTTTTCTCTGCCAATACCATAAGCTACGCCATTGGAAAGTGGATCTGTAATGCTGGCATCCTGGGCAGATCTAGTTCTGCTTAATATGCCAGACTTCATTGGAGCTTCACCAGCAACAGCTGTAGCACCATTCTTGGCATACATTTCAGCTGGGCCATTATCACGGTTAGCACCTACATGAATAGATGGACTATTCTTTTTAGTAGGCTTTACATTTTTTGCGGTTGCCATATTAACGACCTCTTTGGTTATTAGCACGAGCCACATTACGGCCTACAGCTCTCATTGATTTGCCAGTTACACCACCCTTTTTAAGGGATATTTTTGTGCCTTTGCCACCTTTGTGCTCTTGAGCATCATGCTCTTTAAAAGCTTTTTTAATCATAGCAACGTCTTGTTTCTTATCCATTGCCATT